CTGAACAACTCCGGTGACTTCTGCGCATTTAAGGGGACTTAAATGCGACCACAATATGAAATCCTCACCTTGTCACAGATGCAGAAATGCACCTGCGATTTTCTGTATTCTGCGTTACCTCTCGGAGGTGGCGTATGAAACAGCCTGTTTTCTACCTCCGCGACGAACGCGTTCGCGATAACCTCATCGACTACATCAGGAAGCTGCCCGTTAACGACGCTCTGCCGCTCGTGGTGAAGTTTTCTGAGGCTGACCGCACTCTCGCCCAAAACGACCTCTTCCACGCTCTCTGTGGCGATACAGCGAAGCAATTGCAATGGGCTGGCAAGTCGCGCGACCTCGCTTCATGGAAAGTCCTGTATGTCTCAGGCCATGCCATTGCCACCGGTAAGCCTGGTGAAGTGGTGCCGGGTCTGGAAGGGGAGTTCTGCGCCATCCGGGAAAGCACTGCGAAGATGGGCATCCGTCGCATGACCAGTCTCATCGAATACAGCCAGGCATTTGCTGTGCAAAACGGCGTGCAACTCCGTGAAGTTCGCTACTCAGGTGATTACTTCGGGAGGGTTGCGTAATGGCTAGCCCTCTCGCTCGCGTCATCACAAACGAAATCTTTCGCGTTCCGGCGCGCCGCAAGCCTAAGCCCGCGGTTAAGCCGTCCGATATCCCGACCCTGAAAGACTACACCGCCCGCCTGGTGGATCAGAAATGGCTGCGTCTCGCGGCGAGGAGAAAATCCGCATGAGCATGTATCAACGCATTAATGGCGCTGACTGGCGCAATATCTTCGTCGTAGGCGACCTGCATGGGTGTTACACGCTGCTGATGAATGAGCTCGAAAAAGTTTCGTTCGACCCTGCGTGTGATTTGCTGATTTCGGTTGGAGACCTTGTTGACCGCGGCGCGGAAAACGTCGAGTGCCTGGAGCTGATTACTATGCCTTGGTTCCGGGCTGTGCGAGGGAATCATGAGCAAATGATGATTGATGGGCTATCAGCATACGGTAACGTCAATCACTGGCTGGTAAATGGTGGTGGTTGGTTCTTTAATCTCGACTACGACAAAGAGGTGCTGGCCAAGGCTCTGGTCCACAAAGCAGTTGAGCTGCCACTCGTCATCGAGCTGGTTACCGCTGAACGTAAAATCGTTATCTGCCACGCTGACTACCCGCACAATGAATACGCATTCGATAAGCCAGTACCAGAAGAAATGGTGATCTGGAACCGTGAGCGAGTAAGCGACGCGCAGGACGGAATCGTCACTGAAATTACTGGTGCTGATCTGTTTATCTTCGGCCACACCCCAGCACGCCAGCCCCTGAAGTATGCAAACCAGATGTATATCGATACCGGTGCCGTGTTCTGCGGAAACCTCACGCTGGTACAGGTTCAAGGTGGTGCCCATGCGTAAACCATCCCGCCGTAAGTGCAAAGTATGCGGCGAATACTTCGTGCCGAAATTCCACGACATCCGGATCCGCTGGTGCTGCCCGGAACACGGCGCAATCCTCGCGATGGAAGAGCGCGAAAAAGAGAAGGTGAAGGCCGCGGCTAAGCGCATCAAGGAGCGCAAAGAGAAAGAGCGCTCGGAACGCCGGGATCTGAAAGCGAGAAAGGTAGCGCTAAAAACGAAACCGCAGTGGAGGGCTGAAGCTCAGGCGGCTTTCAACCGGTACGTCCGCCTGAGGGATGCTGGTAAGCCGTGCATCAGCTGCGGCAGGATGCCAGAGCAGAAGTTTGGCGGAACCATGGACTGCGGCCACTACCGCACCCGCGGCGCAGCGGCGCACCTCGCTTTCAACCTTCACAATACCGCAGCCCAGTGTGTCTATTGCAACCGGGATCGCGACGGCGCGCAAAAGGCATTTGAACAGGGCCTTATCGAGCGCATCGGTGCCGAAAAAGTTGAGGCGATAAACAACGATAACTCCGTCCGCCGCTTCGACATCCCATACCTGCAGCGCATCAAATCCATTTTCACACGCAAAGCCCGCGCACTGGAAAAACGCCGGGCCAGCCGACAGGAGGCCGCATGAACCTTACCGACTTCCTCCGGTACCAGGCAGAAAGCGTAAAGCGCGCCAACATGCCACCAGTAGCAAAGCACAGCCAGACCAAAACCAACCAGCCTCAGAAGGAAGCCGCATGAACAGTCAGCAACTGGAATACGTACGTCAGCAGCTCATTGTGGCGACCGCAGATCTGAGCCGGGCGACGAAAGGGCAGTTAGTAGCTTTCGCCGAGAACGCACAATTTACCGCGACGGCGCGCAGCCGGGGACGGAAAAAGGTATTCGACAAGGACAAGCAGCGAATGGTTAACCCTGACGGTCCGCCGATGAGTGGAAGCCAGTCCCGCGCCAAAGGCTCATCCATCGCTCTGGTTAGCCCGGTAGAGTTCGGAACCGCATCCTGGCGTCGTGCTGTCCTGTCGCTGGAAGACCATCAGAAAGCATGGCTGCTGTGGAACTACAGCGAGAATATCCGGTTCGAGCATCAAGTGGCGATTACTCAGTGGGCCTGGTCAGAGTTCCGGGAGCATCTCGGCGCGAAGAAGGTGGCGGGCAAGACGATGGAGCGCCTGAAAAAGCTTATCTGGCTGGCGGCCCAGGACGTAAAAGCGGAGTTGGTGGGGCGTGAGACGTACGAATATCAGGCGCTGGCGTCTCTGGTTGGCGTAACGCCAAAGAACTGGTCAGAGACGTTTACGGACCGCTGGGTTGAGATGCGGCGCATCTTCCTGCGCCTGGATGGAGGGGCTTTATTGCAGGTTACGCGATCACGTTCACAACAAAAGGCGACAAATTTCGATAGAAGTCTTGCAAAACTGGATTGAAACGCATATATTTCATGTAAATCTGATATCGTCGCCATAGCTTCGTAGGTCGACAAATAATTAATAGCCCGAGGTTAACGCCTTGGGCTTTTTTATTCCCAAATTTCACAAGCGCACCGCAATGCGCATTCAACTACGTCGAACCAAACCCTTTGAAATGAGCCTTTGAGGAAGTCAGTTAGTGCTGGCGAGCCTCGACGGGCTGATTTCCATTGCGGCAAAGGTTCATTTCAAAGCAAGGAAAACGCATGAGCGCAAAAACAATCCCTTTACCAATCGCAAAGGCTAGACAGTTTTTGGAAGTTGATGGCAGTAGTGAAAGTGGGTTGAGGTGGAAGGTTGATGCTAGCACCAGAGCAAAAAAAGGCGCTAGGGCCGGGAGTCTTGATAACCACGGTTACTACTACGTCAAAATAGACGGCGTGAAATATAAAGCGCATCGACTTGTCTGGTCCATAGCAAATGGTGAAATCCCAGATGGCATGACAATTGATCACATTGATAGAAATACTAAAAACAATTCCTTAGAAAACCTGAGGATTGCAGATTATAAGCTCCAGGCTGAAAATCGTAGCCGTGACTATCTTAAATTACGCACGAATTGCGGCTCCCTAACTGTCAGGAAATCTGGGCGAATTGACGCCTCAATCTGTATAAACTCCAAGAGATTTTATAAAAGCGGGCGAGATAAAGCTGAGCTTATTAAATGGATGGAGGAAGTGCAGAGTAACAAGATGGCTCATCAACTTGACTAATTTCGCCGGTCTAGTTCAGTGGCAGAACGGCAGCCTTGTAAGCTGCGCGTCAGAGGTTCGATTCCTTTGCCCGGCACCAGAACCCACTACCTGGGACCTTTCGGCCAGAGAGCCGACATTAACTTGCCCTCATCTTCCCGGCCTGTCGCCGGGTTTTTTTATTTCAGGCTCCGGGAACCATCATCGACATGCCTTCTTGTTAAATCGTCCCGAGGGCCTGATCCCTTACTACAAACAGCACCCCGTTCTTTCGGAGGTGATATGGCTAAACGTATGCAAGATAAAGAAAGCATTGCCGGAGTGTCATGGCTGATTGTCCTTGCTCTGTCATGCTGGGGCGGCTTGGTCCGATACCTTATTGACGTTAAGCAGAACAAAGCCACCTGGAGCTGGATCAACGCGCTGGCACAAATTGCAGTGTCCGGCTTTACCGGTCTCATTGGTGGACTGATCAGCGTTGAAAGTGGGCTGAGCCTTTACATGATTCTGGTTACGTCTGGTATCAGCGGGGCGATGGGCTCCGTGGCACTGACGTACTTCTGGGAACGCCTGACGGGGATGAAGAATGCAAACCAATAACTTCAAATTCTCACAGCGCAGCGAGAACAACCTTAAAGGTGTCAATCCTGACCTGGTGAAAGTGATCCGCCGTGCGCTGGAAATCACACCGGTAGACTTCATCGTTATTGAAGGGCTGAGAACGCAGGCCCGGCAGAAAGAGATGGTCGCTACCGGTAAATCTCAGACGATGAACAGCCGTCACCTGACCGGTCATGCCGTCGACATCATCCCGGTTAACACCACCTGGAAGATTGAAGAGTTTCACCCTCTTCTCAAAGCGGTTAAGCAGGCAGCTGACGAGCAGGGCCTGAAACTCCGCTTCGGCATCAACTGGAAGAATGACCCGGCGCTGCCCATCGAAACCAAATTCATCGACGCGCCTCACGTTGAGATCCCCGCATGAACATCAGCCTGAAGTCGCTGATTGTGCCGGGAGTGATTCTCCTGCTGGCGCTGGCGTCGTGGTTCTCGTACTCCAGCTATAAGGGTGAGAAGAAACGCGCTGACGATGCTGAGCAGAGCCTGTCACTGGCAAAAGCCGCCATCACCGACATGCAAACGCGTCAGCGTGATGTCGCTGCACTGGATGCCAAATACACGAAGGAATTGTCCGATGCGAAAAAAACCATTAACGATTTGCGTCGGGATGTCGATTCTGGCGCTAAACGGCTGCGCATCGCCGCAACCTGCCCTGGAGTGTCAAAAGCCACCTCCGCCACCGGCGTGGATGATGCAGGAACCCCCGAACTTACTCCAGACGCTCGACGGAATTATTTCGATCACCGGGACGGAATCGCAACCGCTGACAAGATGATTCGCGGCATGCAGGAATACATCAAAACGCAGTGCCTGAAATAAGCAAATATAAAAAATATTTTTAGCTGGTCACGTCTATTCATAGCTATTCACATCAACCAATAGCTATTTATCGAGTGACTATATCTATTTGAATTTAAATGATTAAATCAAGCCTTGCGAGTGTGCGAGGCTTTTTTTACGCCAGAAGTAAACCACCCCGCGCATTCTCGTGCGCATATCAACCAAGAGCCTTTCGGGGTAGAGCTTGAGATAGGGCAGTGGTAACGCTGACCGCTCTTGGGCTGCCCATATCTACGAGAACAGGCTCAACCACCAAAAGGTATCAGCGAAATGAAATCATTAACCCTCTTCAATCAACCAATCCGTGTCGGGGAAGACGGCATGATCTGCCTCACCGATATGTGGAAAGCCAGTGGCAAAAGTGATGCTGAGTCGCCTTACCACTATCTGCGAAACAAGCAGACAAAAGAGTTCCTGGCCGAGCTGGAGAAAAACCACGAATCTGTGGTTTTCACTGCACGCGGCGTACACGGCGGAACCTATGGCGGGAAGTTTGTTGCTTACGATTATGCGGCCTGGTTAAACCCCGGATTCAAGTACGCAGCTTATAAAATCCTCGATGACTACTTCACCGGAGAGCTTCAGCATCGCAACAGCTTAAGTGCGCAGCTTAACATGAAGTGTCATGAGTTTGACCAGAAGAAGGACATGGCGAGCTTCTGCGGGCAAGGCCTCGCTGCATGGCGCTATACAAAGCCTGTATTGGTCGCTGAGATTAACACCCTGGCTAACCAATTGCAGATTAAGATCCCCGGGCTGCCGGGATGAGTAATCGCGTCATCGAATGCGCCTCCAGAGCGGGGCGCGACTTCTCAGAGTTCATGAAAGGCGAGAAGGGCATGATGGAAGCGCTGGCCTCGGTGGATCAGTTTGGCGAGCAACTTCGCCTCAACGGTTGCGTCAATCATCACTTTGTCAGCTACATGATGAGGAACTCGATCATGCAGGCATTCATGGACATGGCAAACGCCGAGAAGAAAGAAGAGCGCCGTCGTAAAAGAGCGGAATCAAAAACGAAGTAGCCATTACAGAAGCTCCTTGCGAGGGGCTTCGATAATGATCTGTGTAACCCCGCAAGGATGGTGATCACATCTTGCTGACGGGTAAGCCGTAAGTGGCTAAGCACTTCTGAGAAGCAGGGCAACAGCTGCGACAAGGCAAAGAGGTAATCATGTCCGACATCTACCAAATCACGTTAACCACCCAAACAGGTGAAACCTTCACGGGCAAGATGTCACGACGTCAGCCTGAGCTGGTGAATGGATTTGTTCCGCTGGCTACGGAAACGGGCGAGTGGTTGTATTTCACTCCTGCCGATGTGAAGCGTGTGCAGTTCACGCCAGTTCCTGCCGAGGAAGAAACCAATGGCGATATGCAGACTGTCAGTTGAAATCAAAAGCAGATGGTGGGTTCCTGTCTACCTCAGGACGCTGACAGTGTTCTGCCTGATGATGCGTTGCGAGCCTGACTACCAAAAGGTGAGAAACTTCCTCGTTAAGCATGGCATTACCCAGAAGCTGAAGTATGAGCCTGTAAAGAAATAACGGAGTAACCAATGAGCAAACCAGATTGGGAGGCCATTGAATCGGCTTACCGGGCTGGTTCATTGTCAGTAAGGGCCATCGGTGAAAAGCATGGCGTTAACCACGCCACCATCCTAAAGAGGGCAAACAAAGAAGGGTGGCAGCGCGATCTGACAGAAAAGGTCAGGGCGGCAACGAAAGCCAAGGTAACCAAGTCGGTAACCAAAGACGGTAACCATTCACCAGTGGTTACTGATGAGCAGATTATTGACCAGGCATCCGATGAGGCGGCCGCTGTAGTCATGGCTCATCGGGAAAGTTTGGCGGCATGGCGCGGCATCACCAATAAGCTCCGCGACTTCCTCGAAGACGCAGAAATTACGGAAGACAATCACGCCTCAATGTCTCGCTCGATCACTGCTGGTGTCGATGCTCAGATAAAAGTGATAAACGCTGAGCGTAAGGCGTATAACCTCGACACTGAGGAAGGCAATAAGACGGTTGATGACCTGTCTAACCTGATGGATTCACTGTCTCAGGGGGCGTAATGAAACCTGAGCACATCAAGCTGCTGTCCGATAAAGACTGGCGGCTGAATAATCTCTACTGGATTACCGACAAAGAGGGAAAGCCGACGCGCTTCAGGATGACGCCTGAACAGCGGGAATACTTTGAGGGGATCCACACCCGCAACATCATTCTGAAAGCTCGCCAGCTCG